AGCAGCATTAATTCTCTGCGTCTCTTCAAAATTCCATTGAGCCTCATACTCTTCTTCAGCAGCAGTAATCGCATCATTCATATCTTCAATTGCATTATTGTAGTCTTCAATAGCATTATTTTTTTCATCTAATGCATCTTGAGTATTATCTTGTGCAGTTTCATAGTCTGTTTGTGCGTTGTTTTTATTAGTATTAGCAGTTGTTAATGCACTGCTGTATGTATTCAACTTTGCAAGTTCCGTGTTATAAACAGATAACTTATCATTATAAGTTGCTAATGCAGATGTTCTTGCTGCAAGTGCTTGGTTATAATCATTTATTTGCTCTTGTGTTGCACCAGGACCAGAAGAAAATGTATTAAGATCACAACTAAAATCTTCTCCCCACACTCTTGGATTTCCAGCATAATCACACCCTGCACTAGTCATTCCACCAGGAATTGTCCATCCAAGAAGATAAGAGCCTGGGCCCCCACCGTTGTACCACCAAATTTCTACATCTAATGTTTTGTCTTCACTAACATCATAAACTGGAGTAAATGGACTCCATGTTGTTCCTTGCTCTACCCACTGACTTGTAGCAAGTACTTCATCTACATACATTTTAAACCCATCATCTGTGTATCCCCCAAATGATACTGTTGTAAACCATGACGGAACTGTAATCTGTCCAACAAACTTAACAATAAAGTTTTCATATCTATTACCACAAACTGGAAGGTTCATAGAACTTGAGTTCCAGGTGCCAGAACAAAGCACAGATCCTGGGGTAGCAACATTACCCTGTCTAACAAGAGTATAAACAGTGTATGCCAAACCTGTTCCTCCAGCAGCCTGCATATTAGACTGTGTGGTTTGAAGATTAAGATTGGCTATGCTTAATGCTTCTTGAGCATTGTTTCTATTTGTTAATGCAGTTGAAACTATTGGGGTCTGATCATCTACCGCTTTTTGCGCTGCATTTAATAATGATGTTTTATTATTCAGATTAGATAGGGCTGTTGATTCTGCATCTACTGCTTGGTTATAATCCTCTTCTGCTGAGGTTTTGTTGTCCCTGGCATTTACGGCAGCCTCATACTGATCCTGTGCTACATCAATAAGGGATATCAACTCAGCACTATCATTGATGTCTAAAACCTTGTCATTGAGGGATTCTATCCTCTGGGCACCGATTGATATAGGGTCGTCAGAATTAGCCTCTGTAGGGGCTATAAGAAGCCAAGCAAAGGCAAGGGTAGAAACTGTAAATATACGCAAGAGTTTTTTCAAAGTGGTGGACTCTCCTCTTGCCTATTATATCAAATTATTCAGTTAGACATAATAGTATAACAAAAAAGGGAGCCAAATTAATGGCTCCCTCAGTTGTTGGATTAATTACTTAACTAAAGTAACCTTTGCCTTTGGATTCTTTGCATTCCATTGGCGAGCCAACTTATTGAAAGCATCCTTTAGTGACTTAATTGCTGCTGCATTATCTGCAGTCAACTTAGCAATCTGTGCATCCTTAGCAAGAAGAGCAGCATCTGATGCTACCTTAGCAGCAGCAGCCTTGTCTGTCTCTACCTTTACTGCTGCAGCAAGTGCTGCATCTGAAGCAGCCTTAGCAGCAACTGCATCTGCAGCAGCCTTTAGAACGGCAGCATCCGCAACAGCCTTAGAAGCAATTGCTGCATCCTTTGCAGCCTTCTCAGCAGCAAGTTCTGACACTAGATCACGAACTGTAATCTCTGCGAATGGTGCTAGTGTGCGAACAGGCAAACCTACTACATCTGCAGTTGTCGCCTCACCAGCATTTGTCGGAGCAAATGTGATTAGTGCTCGTGATCCAGTTGCTGGAAGTGTTGCAGAAAACTTTGCAACTCCAAAATCTGAAAGTGTAGCACCAGTTAATACTGGTGTTGTAGTAAGTGTTGCTGTTGCAGCAAATACTGTTGCAGTAAGAGACTTACCAGAAACCTTGTTTCCAAATACGTCTGTTGCTGTAACCAGGATATCTTGCTTTGTTCCTGCTGCACCTGATGCTGGAGCAGAAACTGTAAGATTATTAATTAGTCCAGCAGTTCCCTGTACATAGTATGTAAGGGTTGTTCCACCGTTTGTGATTACAACTGTTCCAATTGCTGTTGTCTTTGTGTAGACATAGAATGTTGCTTTGTCTCCAGTACCTGTTGCAACTGTCAAAGATGATGATCCTGACGATGCTCCTACTGGTGCTGCTGGATCATGTAGTGCAGATACAATTGTTGCATTTGTTGCCACTGCAGTAACCGATGTTCCTGTTGCGACTGTTGCTACAAACTTTAGTGCGTCTGTTGCATCAATCTTATTATCTTCTGGCACTGGCAACCCAGCAGGTGTAGAAATTACACCGTTTGTTGTGTTTGGTGCAGCGTTTAGCGTTACTGCTACTGTCATTACAGTGGCATTTGCAGGTGCTGCTGCAACAGTTCCCAACGTCATGGCTGCAGCCACGGCAAGGGCGATCTTCTTAAATGAATTCATTCTTTCTCCTTGTTAGTTTTATCTGATCTTATGACCAGAAAGTTAAATTAAATTAAAACCATCTAAAAAATCCCTAACATCGTCAGGCATTTTCCGATTATCTAATTCTACCACACCCCTGTCTTTCTCTGCAAGTCGTGCAGAAGAAGACCAAGTATGGACATCTATCTCAGTATTATTATTCTTTGGTGTGTGTGATATTGCTCCAAATACCGCTCCAGTTACAGCATCAGCCAAGTCCTTAGATTTCTTGCGGGGGTGGTCTACACGATTACCCTTCATAATTTTAAGTTCTGACATCTCTTCTAATAGGATAGGTATTCTTGGAATAGAAACACGCTCTTCGTAAATCATCATAGCCAGATCTTCGTAGTGCTTCTTAGCAACAGATACTGTCTCAGTCCTAATTCCAACTGCCTGCAACTCATTTTGAATATCAAATGATTGCCAACGGTCAAATGAAACCATGCCAATATTAAAACCTTGTCTGCGTAGGTTCATGATCCACTGCTTAACTTCAGATAGATTAACAGGGCCTTCTGCTCTTGGCTCCCACCAGGCAACTGCATCCACTACTACAATTGGGGCTACTTGTTCATAATCTTTAATTACCTGAATATTTACCCACTTGTCTACGTGAGCAATTGCTACCGCACACTTATCGTGCTTTTGTGCAAGGTCAGCATGAATATAATATGTTTTATCTGGATCTGGTACAAAGGTTTCATCAAACCTTCTAAATGAATCAAGTGGGTTTCTAGTGTTCATACACTTCTCAACCTTATCAATCTGCTTAAAGAAAGCATCAGATGAGTATGTTGGCATACATGCAAAACGCATCATGGCATCACCAAGGTCAGTATAGAATGCTAGTTTAAAGTCTTCTATCTTACGAGTAGGGTTTACTTCCCATGTAGGTCTTTTAAATGCATATACCCTTGGAATTTTGTATTGAAGAATGTTGTCTTCATCCCACGAAATTTCAAACTGATTTCCAGGATCATCATGTGGCAAATCTTCATTCATAATAAAGGTATGTCTGCGTTCAATGGTTTCTTTGTCAGCAATAACAGATTCATATCGTTGAGAAATAAAGTCACCTTGATATCTTGGGAAAGAAAGCAAAACTACCTTTCCAAGGTCTGGAAAACGAGAGTCTACTGTTCCACGAAAAGCCTTATAGATATTATCAGCAGTCTTTCCCTGTTCATTTCCAGATACAACCTCACTTGCAAAACCAGAAATCTCATCAAGGACTGCCATTAGTAAGTTTAAACCTTCATGTGATTCTCTTTCTGAGTGTCCAGAATAAACAGTAATTGCTTTATCAAACTCAATTGAATCAGCCTTTGCATTGTATTTGCCAGCAAACCAAGGGGACTTTTCAATCTTTGTTTTAAATCCTTTAAAAAAAACATTCTTAGCCTGTTGAGCGTTAACAGCAACGTTAATAATATCAATTGCATCTCCTGCAGGCTTGCCATAGTAAATTGCTGGGTCTTTAAGGCATAGTAGTTTATATACTACATAGGCACACGCTACTGTTGAAATAAAATCTTTACCACTACCCTTGCCAAGTTGGAGAATTAATTCATTCTTTGTATACTTACTAAAGTGCTTGGTTCCTTCAACATCGCCCATAATCTCTATCAAATCTTCTTTACGATAGATCTGGCTCATTGCTTCAACAATTTCGTATTGAATATCAGATAAAAGTGGTTGACCAAGATAGTCAGGTGACTGGACAAATGTCTTTACGTCAACTGGAGTTTCAACAAAGTGATTCTCTTTTAATACCTCAAGAAAATCATTGAACATCGTGGACAACAGTAATCACTTCTCCTTCTTTTGCAATAGCAGAAAGCCTCTTCATAATAATATCACGGACCTCTGGATGCTCTGAAGCAATATCTCGTAGGATTCCAACAAGAACTTCTTGTCGTCTTTCAATTTCAATCATCTCTTCTGCAAGTTCTTTGTTCTCAAGAAGCCCTGCTTTTTGTAGCATGTCAATTCTTCTTGACTCAATATCTAAAACTAATTTAATACCAGCAGTCTTTGCTGTAAGGTTTGTTGATAGACTTGCTTCATCAATAACTTCATAAGCCTTTGTAATTAACTTTGTATAGTGTGTATCTGCGCCTACTAGTGCTTCTTTAGCACGAGCACGGATTGCATCATTAGCAGATGCCATAACCTTCCACTCGTTAATCAAAGATACAACACGAGTTCTTGGTATGTCTAGTTCTTTAGATATAACTGTTGGATCATTACCCTTAAGGTATTCAGTAACTACTTGATTAACTTCATCAAGATGCTGAATAAGTTCTGCCTCACTTGACATACTTTCCCTCTAATCTATTTATTTCATCTTTAATATAGAAGATGGCTTTTTCTAAATCTTGAATAGTTTTTGCTTCATCTTTAAGTCCTGCTCTCCACAAATACTTGAATGCATTACCAATATTAAAGTTTCTATGTCTAGTAATTTGAATACATTCAACCCCAGAAGGATCTGATGTGTAATGAACAGGGTGGTTTACCTGATCAACAGTAATGTGAAGATTGTCACTCACGGAGTTACCTCAACCTTTAATCTTTTAAAACACTTCAAACAGTTTGTATATGTTCTACCAGTAAATGGGCAAGATGATATTGAAGACTCTGTATGTTTACAGAATAGTCTTTGTGTAAGGGCTTTTGCAACATCTATAAAATGTTTAATAATTCTCATCTTCATCTTCCTCTAGGTTCCAGTCAAAAGATTCTGGAATATTTTTAAGTGCAGATATTGCAGTTACAAATCCTACTGCAGTTACTAACGATAATATAAACATAAGATATTTAATCTTTTTCATCTTTTTGATTTCCTTAATCCAAATTTAGCAAGGTATACGTAGATAGTCTCAACACTGGCTCCGCACTCCTTTGCAATTTCTTCTGGAGTCTTTTTATCCATAAGGTACCTCTTACGCATATAGACTTCCGATGTATATAGTTTAGCAGCCATGAGATTATTTGTCAACCTCAGAGTCTAAAACATCATAATTGTAAGCGTTTGAGTCCTCAAGAATCCACTTATCGTAACTTTCAACATCCCACTTATTTGTATTTATAAGTCTTTGTATTACTAGATCTTTCTTTGTTACAAAGGATGGCTCTTTTATTCTTACTCTATTGTTTGGCTGTACCGCAAAATTTCCATCATCTCTTTGAATAACATGGCCACACTTATGCTGACCTGGATTTTCAGAGTATCCGTCATCTAAAATATTTGTTTCTGGACTATGCCAGTCAAGTGTAAACAGATATGTTCCAGGAACATTTGTTTTGTTTCTATCAATGTAAGACATTCTCATATTACTTAATGCTTGAAACTTTGTAACTGAAACATGTGGGCTAAAAGAATTCCATAAAACTAGATTGTGAATTGGCTCCTCTGGAACTCCAGGCTTTGTGCAAAATGCATTAATAGGCATTCTCCACCAAATACCACCATCTTCCATCATAAAATGAAACAGTGGACTTCTTGCTTTAATACTTGATACTCCAAAAATAACGCATGGAAAATATTGATCGTGACTATCTTCTTGATCTCTTAAAAAATTACCACGAACATAGCATTCAATTGGTGGTATGTTTGCATTTAACTCTGGCATTACTTGCTTTCTCCTATCGCCTTATCCCAATTTTTTACAGCCCAGTGACCAATTCCACAAGCATCTGCAACATCATTGTCTGTAATTGTTCTATCATAATTAATATTAATAAACTTAATTGTTCTTTCTTTACGAAGCATTCTTTCGTGAGCCTTATAATATGAATCAGACTTTCCAGGATTTTGAGATCGTATTAGTAACTGTTCTTCTTTAGATATTTTTCCATTACCCATAAAAATTTGCCAAGTAATTGGAGAAACTCTGCCAATTATTTTAGTTCCAGATTGTCCTGCTGATCCAAGAATTGCACCTTGAACTAATGCAAGGTCAGCAGCAGTCTTGGGGCTATTCATAAATACTGTATGTTCAATAACTATTGCTTCAAAACCACCATAAATATCAAAAAAGGCTTTTACTTTTTTGCCAGCATCCATAACTTTTTCATAAATATTATTTCCTTCAAAAGAAATCTTTCCAATACTTTCAAGTTGATTACCAACAAACAAAGCAAAGGCAAGACTATTAGTACTAGCATCAATAGCACAAATAGTTTTTGGCTGTGCGTCTGCTCCCCATTTAGTCTTGCTCATACTCAATATAACCTTTCAATTCTTTTAACATTTTTGCAACTGCTTTTTCACTAACATTGCAGTTTGAACAAAATCCAGAGTCATTATAGATAGAAAGTTCTTGTGAACAACCACCAAGACATAAGCGTTTTTTGCCTTTTCGCTTTTGTCTTTTGGTGACATTATATCTTTCTACAATTTTTTCTTTAGTTGCAATATCTCTACAAACCTTGTTACAGTAAATTTGATAAGTTACTTTAGGTTTAAATGATGTATCGCATACACTACATAACTTCACTGAGCCCCTCCAGGGATTTAAGTTTTACTACCCCTGTGCCAGCATCTTCACATGCTTTTTGAATTGGACATGTCTTACAGATTTTTGAATTTGATCTGTAGTTTTTTGTGGGTAGTGTTTTATCTGTCCATGCTTTACGAACATCTCTCATCCATTGAAATGTTTCATCAATCCATCGACGATAATAATCTGTTACTTCTATTGGAAGAACTAGCAACTCATGATTATTCTTGTTTTCATAAATCAACACACCCTTTGATTTTTTAAGAATCTTCATGTAAATAAGTAATTGAATTAAGTGACCAGTCTTTGGCTTTAACGCCTTCTTGCGATACTCAAAACCTTCATTGAGCATGGTCTTAATTTCTCCAACAATCTGCTCACCCTCCCAATTAATCATGGCATCACCATAACCAAAGATAGGCGGATCATTGTTAACAATCTTAAACTCTGTTGTTGGACCTTCATCTGATTCATATATTTCTGCAATACCAGAATCCATCATAGCCTGCTGAATGCGTTCATGTGACTTAGTACCAGCAGTCATATTTGCTGCTCCATAAGCATCTGCATTATCCTCAAAGACTGCACCCTCAAATGCAAGGTACCAATATCTTGGGCACTCACCATGAGAGTATGCAATTGTTGATGGTGCAAAAGTTTTCTTTGTTTGAAATTTATCTACACGCTTAACTGTATAGCCTGATTGAATCTTTTCAATCAATGCCTGAGTGTCTATAATCTCTATCTTCTTTGGTTCTCTAATCATTATTTGCTGTAGTAAATTTTTAGTCATTATCATCCCTTGTTTATATAAGTATAGCAGGTTAGCGCATAATGTATTTTAATGCTGATACCAAATCATTGATTGATTCTGCTGCGGTATAGTAAATATTTTTCTTTGCCCTGTCACTTTTATCAACATTGGCCATCCATGTAGCCTTTAATGACATCTTTGCTGCAATTGCCTGTAGTCTAACAATCTCAAGACTTGCAACCTGAATTGGAATATCTGGTTTAATGATTATCTTAGCAATCATTGTAAGAGCAACTGTAAGTTCTTCGTCATTCATATACTCAGCAATCTCAGCCAAACCATTTACTTGCTCTAGTGTTGTTTTTTGTGGACCTTCATTTGTCATTATTATTCTCCTCTACTAACTGCTCTAACATATCTAACTCAATTATAGCAAGTCTTACCTTTTGTGTACCTTCGCCGAGTACTATAACAAGCGCAGGATCCATGCTCTTTTTTAAGGCATCTGTTGTAACCTTAGCCCACACATCTTGATTTAATGTAAAAGATTTAGAGCATTCCTTAAAGTCTAATACAAAATTATTCCAAGAAGCATCACCTTTAGTATTATTTCTACCAGAGTTCTTGTGCTGCTTAGCACCAATACGTTTTGACTCAGATCTTTCACTCATTAACAAAGTCTTTCTTTTTCTTCTTTGATGGTATTAATGCAACTTTTGATACATGCTTTGCAGAACACATCCAAGTGGCATCTCCAGTCTCACTCCAAAGTCTTAAAGATAATACCTCTTCATGGCACTTCTTACATGGAAACTTTCCAGTATAAATACTAAAATCTTTTTCAGCCATTAGCCAGTTTATCTCTTAGGCTTTGCTGTAAGTCAAGGTCTTCTCTTACACGATTAATAAAACCATCTCTACCCTGAACCTTTGTACCATCATCTAACTGATACCAAGCACCAGTACGATTAACTAGTCCTACTGACTCTGCTGTATCAACCAAATCGCCAATGGCATCAATACCAATATCATCACCTCTAAAATAAAAATCATACTCACCAGATTGGAACCCTGGAGAGGTTTTAGAGAATTGTAATTCCCAGCGAATCTTTCTTCCAATCTTTTCTTCAATTAGTTTATCTCCTACTTTAATCTTTCCTTTAAGCGCTTGATTATCTGACTCTGAACTAAATAGTTTAATAACGCACGACGAATAAAACTTAGTAGCCTGACCACCTGAAGGCTGCTGGCTAGTATACATAGCATTGATATTATTGCGAGATTGAGAAATAAGAACAAGAAGAGTTGGCTTAACTTTATTGTTAGCATAATTAAGCATTTTCCACGCATTGCTAAAGTCACGAGACTCTGCTCCAATTTGCTTTGTATTTTCTAAAGCCTTCATATCATCTGTATCTTTTTCAAAGTAGATTGCAGGAAGCATTGATGTGATTGAGTCAATAACAATTAGATCAACTCCAGCATTAATAAGTCCAACACCTACATCTACCATATCACTAATAGTTCTTGCTTGTGAATAAATTAACTTTGTTGGGTCTACCCCAAGTTTTACTGCCCAGTCTTCTGAGTATGACATTTCTGAGTCAATCCATGCACAGACCTTGCCCTCTTTTTGTGCCATAGCAATCATCTGAAGGCACATAGAGGACTTTGCAGAAGACTTTGACCCCCAGATAAGGACCTGCCTACCGTATGGCAGTCCACCGCCAAGAGCACGGTTTAATCCAAAACTTGGTGTTGGCTGATACTCAAAATTAACACCAACCCCATTACCCAAACGCTTTCTTAGTTTAGGATCTAACTGTGCCAATACGTCATCTACTGTAACTGTCATTAAAATCTTACCCCATGCTTCTCTGGTCTAGTCTTGTTAAACTTTGTTTTTTCATCAAACGCATAATCAAGTGATATCTTAGTATACCCTGCTTCAACCATTCCTGCATAAAGATCAAGGGTGCGAATAATAATATCTGCAAATTCTTTAGCAATTTCTTCTTCACCCTTATCTTTTCTTACTGCTTCTAGGACTTCTACTACCTCAGAAACAATCATCATTAGTTGTTTAGATACAAATATATCATCAACTTCTTTATCCCAAAATCCTTTTTCTACTGCTACTTTATGCAACTTGATTGCTAAATCATCAAACATGTACATCCTCCAGAGTAACTGTTCCATCTTTTGTTTTGCCAAAACTAAACTTATAGGCTTTACCTTCTTCAATATGCATATACGCTCTAGGAAATGCAGTAGGAAATACCGTTACAGAATGAAGTTCTCTGCTTGTATCTGCCAAAGTAAGTGATGCCATTTTCTTTCCAGCCTTTGTCATTCTTGGTCTAAATGAAACAACAAATAGTTCTTCATCCTTATATGGCAACTGCTTATAACTTAAAAACTTTACAAGAGCGTTAGAAGATCCTTTTATCTCGTCAACAGGTATTGCAGATACAATCCTATTATCATTTGCAAGAACAAGATAAGTACGACCAGTCTCAATAGTCGTAGCCTCTTCATCAAATATACCAACACTACCAGTCTTGTCCAAAATTTCAATTCGTGACCACCCTGTTCCTCTTTTAATTGCTTTAACCATTCCCATAAGAATAAAAGAACCCTTTTCTTCAAATGAATCTACATCTTGAATAAATGCATAGTAATGTGAAGGAATTGTAATGTTAAACTCTGGTAAGTTTAAGTATTCGTATAGGTTTTCTTTAATCTCAGAATCATTGCGTGGTTGATCTGGAAATGTTGCTGCTCCAATAACACGCAAAGCATTTAATGCACGACTGTTTACTCCATTACCCTTGGTAAATGTAAACTCTTCAAGTTCTTTATATGACTTAAATGGTCTAGCAGCAATATACTTTTCAGCAATGTTAGTTGAAATAAACTTAATACCAGTTAATCCAAACCTAATTCCTTTGCCTTCAATCTTAAAATCAAAGTCTGAGTCATTGATATGTGGCAACTTAATAGGAATGCCCATACGCTTTGCCTCAATTAGATATTCTGTACGACCATCTTTATCTTTCTCATTCTTAAGAAGGGCAAACATAAACTCAAGAGGGTAGTAATACTTTAACCACGCCGTCCAATACGAGAGCGTAGAGTAAGCAACCGCATGAGACTTGTTGAACGAGTATCCCGCATGCGCTTCAAAGTCGTGCCATAGATCAAGAGCCTGATTGGGAGTAATATAGGCAGAAGCACCTTTGACAAATTGCTCTTTGTATACGTCAAACTCTTTAGCATCTTTTTTCTT